TGAGGGAATACACACCAGGACTTTCTCGTATAAAACCGAAATCGCCTTTCATATGTAACGGCTGTTCTGGGATATTATCCCATACTATGCTCTTTCCTCTGACTTTAGTACGTACTAGGCCTAGGCCAAACGTATCTACTGCGTACTTTCGTAGCAATAGTAAAGCCTTTCTTGTGAAAGAAAAATTACCGGTCTTCACTGACCACCTATATAACTTGTTATAAGCAACGATGACCTGAGGTAGCGTCTTAATTGCTTCTTTAAAGTACACCGGGGTAATGTCGAGATTAAAAGCGACATGGCACCCACAGCTCTCATAAAAATTCCCATCTAGGAAACTCTTTTCCCTGTTGACTATAAAGCCACAGAAGCTGAGTACCTTAGTGAGGAGAACTGCCGCATTGGTTGGACAAATTATGTCGTCCCCGAAGGTCGCAACTAGATGTCTGGGATAGTTTATATCACAGAACTCACAAGTGGCCTCTGTTAATGCACGGAAGATGATCGTTTCGAGCTCAAATGTGAAGCCATTTCCATTAGCGCTGAATTTCTCCAGCGTAACGATTTTGCCACAGAGATCGCGAGTCTGACTATTACGAAGTACGGATAACAAATCGTACCAGTCGTCGTCGACAAGCATTTTAACAAGCTCGATTGTGATTGAGTCACTCGCTTCTTTAAGATCTATGGTACAAGTACCATTCTGAAGCGAAGCCCGACATAGCTCTCGATTTACCTCAGCCTGGTTATCTAAGTCAAGCCCATATTTAAGAAGGCTTTTCCTGATAATACGCCCGGCACCCTTTTGGAGGGCAACCATTGCAGACAGATTTTTCTCGATAATTCTATCGGTTTTAAACGTCTTTGCGACAGAGTCCATCGTACTATAGTTACAGTAACGAAAGGAATTAAACTTAGTGTCTCTATCAAATCCGCATACGAATTGCCGTACCAGTAAACTGGCACCGTAATGGATTTTTACCACATCTGTCAGACCACGGTCAACAGGGAAACGTCTTGCCTTCTCGGCAGTCGCACCTGTAGCCCAATCAGAGACTTTTACTAACTGGTCATACGTAGGGCACTTACCCATGTATTTTATACATAGTGTCCGTGCTCGTTGTAAGATTGGTGTTAAATAACCACCAATAAGCTTAGGATTTGTCTGTAACCGAAGATTCGTGAAGCCATTTCTGGCTTCCGTAGTTCGCCACTGTTTATAAGCGGCAAGCTTCGGTAGATTAGGATCCGAAACGAGGACCTTGCTCTTTTTGAGAAGACTTTGCATAAGGTAAACTTCTGCATCGCGCTTCATTTGGAGCGGATCAACCCATAACGGTCCCATGCTATCTAACACCCGAAGGATGTTAACGACATCATGAGGGGTCTTGGCTGTAAGGCCATATCGGTTTAGCATGGTATTCAATACACTCACTTCTAGGATGCAATCCATAGGTACTTCCTCGATAAAAGATTAACAAAATAACTACGCTCAGAAGAACGTAGAAAGGTAAGTTCCTGTCCATTATTGGTTAAGGATTCCTTTGTCCCAAGCATTAATAAAGTCAGCGGACTGCAATAGACCAATAATGGCCAATCTTGCAGTCTTATTCTCTATTTCACTTGCCCGTTCGTTGCGTTTAAAATCAGCAACGATCTCACGGTAATGACTCACCATGGGAGCTGGAGTATAACCGGCAGAATTATTTGCCATAGTCTCTAGCGTAGGGATCCGAATTGATACTTTTACAGTCTCAAGACGGTTAGACGTATTTTGCAATGCTTTCGCAGGAGCCGGTTTCTTTAATGAGATCCCAGCTTGCCATGCGCCGAGTACGGGGCCAGTAGTGGATTCAAGGTAGCGTAAAACGCCATCTCGATCACGACCGGTTGGTACAAGTGTGTGGTTAACAGGTGTTGCCTGTCCGTCAGCGATAACAATGTTAGTTGCTAATGCCATAGTAGTTCTTCTCTTTACTTAAAGTGATAATTACCGGCAGAACGGTCTTGCCATTAAAGCGGCAACATTTGACCATGCAGTCTTAGACTGCTCATCAAATGACCGGAGCACCGGAGCGTTTTGGATAAGGCTAGTAGGGTAGGAGCGATCGTAAGATACGCGCCTGGAAAAACCCGAACCACTGAAACCATAGAAACCACTGGCTATGTTAGCATGTTTTCCGTATGGAACATCACTAAACATGTTCGTAGTAACTCTTAAGCTCTGGTACTGACAATATAACAGGTATTGATTATACATCGCTATCTGTTGATTGTTATGTAGATAAGATCCTATATCGTAGACATAGTCTATGACAAAAGACGCTGGGACTAGCTCCCAGGCTATCGAGCTCGGTGATAAATTTATGTATCTTTGTTTCATCTGATACATATTGACAGCACTTAGACCGAATGCAGCAGTTATACTACACCACGACCTATATCGTCTATCATTTTTTGCAATCGGTTCAGGGCTAAAGGGGCTAAAGCCATTTACGGGTGATAAAACACTATCCGTGACTTCATCATAGCCCTTTGCCGTTGCATAAACGATAGATTTAGACGGACCAGAATCATAGTTTTTCATGTTCAGGTATTCGCCGGCTATCGTATAGATGTCATTTAAGAGTGGACGGACGCCTAAGTTAAACTGAAGCGTTGTACCACTTAACCCATCTAAAACACCCACATCCCGCCGAAAATTATTTGGTCGATCAACCCAAACTCTCATTGCTGAGCGTTCAGGCTTCGTACCGCGCCCAACAAGCGAAGTCGCTAGTTGTGCAATACTTTTCATAGGGCTACCCAACATTCGCAAAGTCTGACTAAGCTCAACCGCAGAAACAGCAAAATTACTGCTTCCAACGATTGAAGATATTATGTCACTAGATGCGATAGCCTTAGCATTTGTATTCGCTAAAGCTGCCCCACTAGGCGATGTCGCGTATGCAGTAGGTCCACTCATGTAGACCTCACCATGCGAGTCCGCGTACAGCTTATGTTTCACTGTACCGTTCATTCTCCTTGCCTTATCTACCACATACCCGTGAGGGTTACGGTATCCGGCTGGTGCACTAGAATAAGTACTTTCTACTCGTTCTTGAGTGTACTCTCCAGAGTCTATACCAGTGCTAGAAATCTGACCCGTATTATCATTATATGACGTACGGGAGCACAGGTAACTTGCCATCTGATTGTTTAGTTTCATATGGCCTCTGGCCTCTTTATGGACGATCAAAGAAGGTGTATAGGATATACACGTGTAATGCGTCGATTAAAACCGACAAACAGGTCTCCCCGAAAG